CTTTATCCACGAGGATGATTACCTCCGCGTGCAGCGCTCATATCGGGTGCTTTCGCACGCATCTGACATACTTATCAACTCACCGCGCCCCCGCCTCCGAGGGAGGGTTGAGGTGGTACCCGACCGCGGGCCGAAAACGCGTGTCGTGACCCCCTCAAACGAGCCTTCGGTTGCTTGGGCTCATTTCTTTCGCCACCGCGCATTCCCTGCGCTTTTCCGTGACCGCCGTGTTGCGGACGCGCTTTCGGCCGACCGTGTCCAATCGTGTCGCCGATTAGCGCGCTTGGCGCTTTCGAAATTCGGTGACAAGTGTGTCTTCTTGTCTGCTGATCTATCCGTTGCGACAGACCTAATGCCGTTCTGGGTCTCTAGGGCTTTCCTGACAGGTGTGACACAAGCGATGCGTCTCACCGCGGGTATGCATAACCAGTGCATGTCGTACTGGAGCGATTTGGTCGGCCCCGGTGTGGTTTCACACCCGTCGATTGGATCGTTTACGACAAGGCGCGGGATATGGATGGGCCTGCCGTCTTCTTGGTTCCTCTTGAACCTCCTTAACCTCTTTTGCGTCGACCAAGCCACACGCGAGTGTGGAGAAGCCTTCGTCCTTGTGAACGGTGACGACCTACTCGCGGGATGCACCCGTGAGTGGGCCGCATCGTACGACAAGTGGATTCGTTATATGGATGGCCTCCCTTCGCCAGGGAAGCACTTCGTACACCCCCGATTCTGGACATTTTCCGGCGTTTGGGGTGTATCCGGTGACAACGTCCCGTCTCTATCCTTTTTGTCGTTCCGTGCTGTCGAGCCCCCGCTCGAGGAGCTCAACGACCCTGCCGTGCCGGTCTGGCAGCGGTGTGGTGTCGCTGTGTCTCAGCAGTACGATACTTTAACAGGTCGCCTTTGGCCTCTCCAACTCGTCCGTGGCGCCTTCTTCTCGTTGATCGGGATGAGGCGCTGGTCGCAAAAGATGGGCTTAGAGCTCTATTTACCCCTCCCCCTCGGTGGTGGCGGTCTCCGCCGCCTTGACGGTCGGTTTGACCGACTGCGCTTATGTCAGATGACTGCCTACTCTTCAGCGTGTGTTGATGCGCTCGAGATTTTAGCAGACGCTGACGTTCGCTGGTTCGGTCGTTGCTTCTTCCGCCGTCCTATGCCGTGGTCGGGGCTTGTACAGCCTCTAGAGGAGTTAGGGCACTCGTACCAGCGAGTCCCCTTCTCCGATGTAGATACCGACTCTCTCGCTTTCCTTAATATGCCTCTCTCAGAGGTTGAGAACCGTATCCGGTCAGTCCAGGCACGCGACCTGTTGATGACGCTCGGTCCGGACCCTGAATATCGCTCTGCTGCCCGTAAGCCCACTCGCCCTGCTTGGGTGCGTGGCCCCTATTGGCGCAAAGTGTCTCAACTTTCAGGGTGCCCGCGTTGCCGATCAGGTCATGCTTGTAATGACCGCCGTGTGGTTGATGCCTGTGAGTCGGCTAATGAGGTAAAGATGTGCATCGAGTGCTTATTTGGTGTTGAGCGCGTGTGTAGCGACTTGGCATCCGACAAGAACTACCTTGGGATACTCCCAGGTGGTCTTGATCGGCGCTGGGCTCACGCGCGATCTGCCATTGAGCGCAACTTTGCAGCCAG